AACAAGAGAAGACTAAGGCAAGCATTATCAACGATGCGATCAAGACGTACTGTACTAAAGACATTAACTCAAGATTAAATCGACTATGACACCGACTCTGAGATTTGAATTGCCTTACCCGCCCAGTGTGAATAATTATTGGCATGCATCGGGAAAGCGAAGGTATATCTCTCCAGCTGGAAAAAAATTTACGGAGGAAGTTGATGTAATCGTAAAACAATCTGGCTACAAAAGCTTTGGCGATAAGAGTCTTGGAATCAGTGTCATGATACACCCTAGATCGAAAAGAAAATTCGACCTAGATAATACTCTCAAAGCAATACTAGATGCATTGATGAAGGCTAACGTGTATGATGACGATAGTCAATTTGAATACATTGAAATTGCTAGAGGTGAACCGAAGGATGGTGGCGCTGCCGTCGTCCATATTTATGAAACAGAAAAGGAAGAAGATAATGGCTGAAGATAATAAACGTCCGTTAGAATTGAAAGAAAACGAAGGCAAATTATTTATTAACAACGATAAGACAGAGGATTGGCATGGCGACTACCAAGGCCAAGTGTTATTACCAGATGGAACACGATGCTACATTAATCTCTACGAAAACGTTGCACAAAGTTCTGGAAACAAATGGTACAAAGTTAAAATCGGTAATCCAGTTAAACAAGGTGCCAATACCCAACCATCCGCACCAGTACAGAATAACGTCTCGTCGGATTCACTTGTGGAAATGGAAGACGATCTACCCTTCTAATGAGTGAAACTAAAAACAAAAATAAACCGATTCCAAGTCTGTCAGGTTATGGCGGTGTCAGAGCTTTACAGAAAAACTTAGAGAAGAGTACAACCATCGCAGCAAACCGAGAGGCCGTGGCCTACTCGTTGCTGTGTATGGCCAATACTAAACTCTCGGATATTATGGAATGGGATGAAGCGGGTAATGTCAAAGTGAAAGCCAGTAAGGACATTCCTGAACATGCAATGCAAGCGATTAAAAAAATTAAAACCAATCCTAAAACCGGTGAGATTGAGATTGAACTTTGGGACAAGGTACAAACCTTAAGACTGTTAGCGAAAGCCAGTGGTCTGTTGGATACACCGGATGACTCAGATAAACCGTCTGTGATTGGGATTAATATTAAAGCACCGGAAACAATAGATAATGAAGAATAAAGCATCACGAGATAAATACATGCAGATTATAAAAGAAGAAGCAGCAAAGAAAAAAGACTACGATAGACATCGAGGTTGGATTAAAAAACTATTAGATAATCCAAACCATCAATTTGAAGTGGTGAATAAGTTTGCACAAGAAGCAGCACGACGATTAGGAATAAATAAAGATGAATGATCCAAAAGACATCCAAGTTGGTGGTGACCATTATAAGCGACACACAATACAACCTATAGATGTCATGAAAGAGTACCTATCGGATGAAGCCTATCAAGGTTTCCTGAATGGGAACATTATAAAGTACGCACTGCGTTGGCGGGATAAAGGGGGTGTTGAGGACTTGAAGAAGTTGCAACACTATGTCGCATTCTTAGTAAAACATTTGGAGACTACAGATGGAACTCAAAGCAATGATTGAGCAATTGCGTGAGGAGTTTGCTATGGCCCACATGAATAATACCAGAACCATGGAGATTATTGATGCGCTATGGAAAGAGAATCAAGAACTCAAGCGATTAGCGACAATGAAGTTTAAAGACATCGACGATGAGCAATAAAAAAGAACGTAGTAAAAAAGAGTTAGCGGGTCCAGGCATTGATCTAGATTTTAGTAGCGCCCGGACGACGTATAAATTTCTCCAGAGTAATGCATTTGTTCGCGGACTCATGGGTCCGGTAGGATCGGGTAAGTCCTATGCATGTGCTGCTGAGATCATGATGCGCGCTGTCAGACAGAAGCCATCACCGATTGATGGGATCCGTTATACTCGTTTCGTAATTGTCAGGAACTCGTACCCAGAACTTAAGACGACAACCATTAAGACATGGCAAGAGTTATTTCCTGAAAACACTTTTGGTCCGATGCTATATACACCTCCAATCACTCATCACATTCGCCTCCCGTCCCGCGGTGATGCTGCGGGTATAGACTGTGAAGTGATCTTCCTAGCGTTGGACCAACCTAAAGATGTACGTAAACTATTATCCTTAGAACTAACAGGAGCATGGGTCAATGAAGCAAGAGAACTTCCAAAAGCTGTTATTGATGGTCTCACTCATCGGGTTGGTCGCTATCCTACACAACGGGATGGTGGACCGACTTGGCATGGAGTGTGGATGGATACTAACCCAATGGATGACGACCATTGGTGGTTCCGCTTAAGTCAAAAGGAACCGATCACTGGTAAGTATGCCTGGGACTTCTTTCATCAACCGGGTGGTGTGGTTGAGGTGAGTCCAGAACATTTGCCTGATAATCCAGAAGCCAATGATCATATCTTTGCGGGTGGTCGTTGGTGGACAATCAACTCTAAAGCAGAGAACGTATCCAACTTACCTGGAGGTTACTATGCTCAGATGCTAGGTGGGAAGAACCTAGACTGGATTCGTTGTTATGCTGAAGGTAAGTTTACTTATGTACAAGAAGGTCGACCGGTATGGCCTGAATATGATGACAATGCTATGAGTTCTGCGGAAGTCGATTATGATCCTACATTACCCATTCATATTGGTCTTGACTTTGGTTTGACACCAGCAGCTGCTATTGGACAACGATTAACTAATGGTCGATGGGTATTGTTGCATGAGATTGTGACTGAAGATATGGGGCTAGAACGATTTGGTACACAGCTGTTAGCGGAGATCAATGCACGTTATCCTAAAGCACAGATCTTGGTGTGGGGTGACCCAGCCGGTATGCAACGAGATGCGATCTATGAAGTGACTGCATTTGATTATTTAAGAACACTAGGCTTACGCGCACAACCTACACCATCTAACAACTTCCAAGTGCGACGCGAAGCGGCTGCTGCCCCAATGCAAAGACTGATTGCGGGCAAACCTGGATTGATAATTCATACGTCTTGTAAAAAATTACGTAAATCTTTAGCTGGTGGTTATCATTTTAAACGTGTGGCCGTCGGCGCTGGTCAAGAAAGATTTAGAGACAGCCCTAATAAAAACGAACATTCTCATATTGGCGATGCATTTGGTTATCTGCTTTTAGGTGGCGGAGAACATAAGCGGATGACCAAGTCCGCCTTATCACAAAATACTTTGATTTCACAAACTGTGGTTAACGCAGATTTCGATGTTTTTAACTAATATTGATAAAATATTACAAGCAATGCCTGATGTTGAAAATGGATACTATTTACCATTTCACGAAGGACATCTGGATAATTTTAAAGGAATAATCGAGTATGAATCTCAATCAATTACGATTGAAGATCGAAAACGGTTTCTTATATTTCAATCTCACTGTGGCCCTTGTGTTACTGCGTTTGTCAATCGTCGTCCTGTCGCTATGTTTGGTCTTATGTTTCACTGGCAAGGAGTGGGTGAGGCGTGGTCGCTCTTTGCTGAGGAATCCAGACGATACCCCATAGCTATGACAAAGGGTGCATTTGCATTCTTTGATATCTGCAAGATATTATTTAATTTACATCGTATACAAATAACAGTAAAATGTGATGATACACGTGCTGTTAGGTGGGCCAAAGCATTAGGCTTTATTGAAGAAGGTGTGATGGTGCAGTACAGTGCTGACAAAGAAGATACATATATTATGAGGAGATTGTAATGGGTGGTTTAGTTGGTGGAGGAAAGCCAGATACATCTGCTGCTGAAGAATCTTTGCGTATGCAACGTGAAGAAACTGCACGAGCAAGACAAGCAGCTGAAGAAGAAAAAAGAACATTAGCAGAACAAATGTCTGCATCTAAACGTGCAAGACGTGTAGGTGGTAAGCGTATGTTATTAGCACAACGAGTCACTCCAGAGACTGGTATGGATGAAGATGAAAATTTATTAGGAACTAAAGGATAATGGCAGCTCTAGACTTTGGTATGGCATTAGCACGAGGCATGTTACCTACTGCTAAAAAAGCACAAGAAGATTTGCTTAATCTTGCTGGCGGTCGTAACATCTTTAAATCTGAAGACTGGTGGAACAAAGCTGTTGATAAACAAATTTCTCAAGGTTATCGTCAACAAGATTATCAAACACAATATCTAGTTGATACTGGACTTGCCAAACCATCGATGGTTGCTAAATCTTCTGGGATATTAGAATGGCGACCAGAAAAACCTACTTTATATGGACAATTTACAGCACCTAAAGGCGCAGTAGAAGATAAATCTAAACCATTTAGTATTACTCGTCCAAGGAGCTATGTGTCCCGTGAAGTGAGCTTAGGGTTTGGAACAAGTCGTAAAGATTATACTGTGGGTGAATTATCAGATATTGAAAGATCAGCCAAAGCTGGCGCACAGCGAGCGAAACGAGAAGCGGCTAAAGCAGAAACATCACAGAAGCGATTAAGGCGTGGTACTGGTGGCTTGGCAGCAAAAGCAAGACCCGTAGGAGCAAAAGCAACAACAGGATTGCCAGATTTAGGTACTGGTGGTTTACAACTTGGTCAAACATCTCTAGGAAAAGGATTATTCGTATGATGGATAAAATGTACAAAAAAGTTAAAACAATGATGAAAAAGAACAAAAAAGGTGATCTAAATAAAGATGGCAAGATGAGTTCTTATGAAACAAAAAGATCAGAAGCAATACAAAAAAACATGAAGAAAGGATAATCATGAAAAATATTGTTACATCAATTGTAGCTTTATTTATGGCTTGTTTGGCTTTTGCTGAAGAAGCTGTTGTGGTACGTGAAGCAGAGAAAGAAGTTGTCTGTGAAAAGAATATACGTAAGATTCATAAACAACCTGTTAAGAAAACGATTTGCACAATAAAGGATGAACATGGAAAAAAAAGGTTTGTACCACAACATTAACGAGCGTAAGAAAAAAGGAATTAGCCGCTCTAAAGAAGATTCTACTATTTCCCCTAAGGCATATAAGAATATGCTTAAAGGTTTTCCAAAGAAGAAAAAATAGATGGAAAGATATAAAGGCGCATATCCGGTACGTGATGTTGAACAAGTTCGTTTAATTGAAGGCCAAGCGTTTAGCACAGGTTTAGTCGCTGACTTTGCTAGTCCAGTTGCAGATGGTTTTAGTATTGATATAGCAATTGCTTTTCCTCAGGGTATTGATCCTGTATTTACTATTACTGGTTTATCTAATGGAAATGCAGTGGGTTATTTATATGAAGGTGCTAGTGTAACAGGCGGTACATCATTACCTATTATCAATCGTAATCGTGCTAGCACAATCAGTAGTACGGGGGTAGCACTAGCTAATCCAACAGTAAATAGTTTAGGTACTGTAGTGTTGCAAGAAATATTAACCGCGGGTGTAGGTAAAAAAGGTGGAGGAAATCAAGTCGGTGGTAACAACATTATACTCAAAGGACTAACCACTTACCTATTTAGATTAACAAATGCAGACGGAAACAATAACGCTCATGCAATGGAAATTATATTAAGTTGGACTGAATAATGGTAGCTAAAAAATATCAAAACCCTACAGGCGGACTCAATGAAGCTGGACGTAAACATTTTGAAAATAAAGATGGTGGAGATCTTAAGCCACCACAAAAATCTGGGACTGATGGTCGTCGTGTCAGTTTTGCTGCACGCTTTAGTGGGATGGATGGCCCGTTAAAAGATGAGAAGGGTAGACCAACTCGATTAAAACTTGCATTGCAGAAGTGGGGCTTTAGTAACAAAGCAGAAGCAAGAGCATTTGCTAACAAAA